TTGATCCATACAAGAAATTTTCCATTCGATTTTTATTTTTAGCTGGTCTCGCAATCTGTTATGGTCCATCATTCTTACAAGGAGTAATTCATACTATTGTTATTCTAGGTTTAACTTTTTATCCATTGATTAAAGTTTGCAAAGATATTGCAATGTTTGAAGCTCCACGTGCCCTTTCATTGGCCTACTTGAAGGAGAAAAAGGAAAATTTGAATGATTGGTCTAAATTAGCTCCAGCTGCGTTGACATTAACTACGCTCTATTATAGTAAAAATGATATTGTGGATTTCTATGTTGAAGCATGTGAAAAATGGTATATGAAACCCCAGAGCAGATTGAAGCCTACTATTTCTGATATCGAAGTCAGAGATAGGAAACACAAATTTGATGAGGATTGGTTTAAAAATTCAGCAGAACCCTTCTTAGATCCACTGCCAACTGCTGTATTAAGTACTCCAGGAGAAATTAGGAATGCAATAGTCAATAGCGTATGGTTTATTGAGAATCTTTGTAATGGCTCTAAATCTAATTGCTTTGTAGTTTGTAGTGGTTGTGTACTTATTCCATTTCATTACATTCCTAAAACTTCTAGTATGTTTAAGATTACAAGACATAATCGTGGTAATAAAGGAAATGTTAGTTTCGACATTTTAATTGAGCCTGAACAATGCCAAAGAGTGGGCGCTCACGATTTGGCAATGGTTTGGGTTCCTAAAACTAGAGACACTAGAAATTTGATAGTTTTTTTCCCCGAAAATTTCCATGAAACTAGGGATTTTAGAAGTGGGAGAATTGCCACTCGCGATGTTAATGGAGATATTGAATGGACAGATGTTCGCGAATTGACTTTTACTAAGTCAGCTACTAGTGGACTTGGTTTCTGTTTTCCAGGCGCACATTACATATGGGATGAAGCAAAAGAGGGGAAATGTATGTCTCCTATCGTTTCCGACGATAAGACGGCCTTTATATCTGGTCTACATGTAGGTGGTGCAACACAGTGTAGATCTGATGGTGGTTTTCATGCTTATGCTGTTACTCCTACAAGAAGTGAATTAATTCGTGCCAAGGAACTTCTGGAAAATTATGCTACTGTTATTCCTATGAGTGCGTCAGGTGAATTTGAATCTGAGCGTATGGGCGTGCATGTATTTGATAGGAGCATTAAAAAGAAATCTTGTTATTTGAGAATGGAGAAGAATAACTCTGCATATTTCTTAGGTTCTTCTACTAATTGTAATAGGACCCCTAAGTCTCAGGTGAGGGATACACCTATAAAAGCTACTGTTAAATCTCTATTCTGTGTTAGAGATGAATGGGGTCCTCCTAAGTTTAAGGGATCTGATTCCCATTCTCCTCATCAACCATGGGAAATTGGTATGGAAAAGTGGATTGTGGATAAACCTGGATTGCCTTTTGGCTTATTGAATAAGGCTAAAATCGATTATACTAATAATCTTGCCCGCGTTTTATTCAAAGAAAAAATATTTTGGACTGATGAGATTCGCATTTTGACATGGGACGAGACTGTTAACGGTATACCCGGTAAGAGATTTATAGATTCTATGAATTTTAAGAGTTCTATTGGTTTTCCATTTTCAGGAAGTAAGAAGTTGTTTTCAGACAATTTGGGGTCTATTGATGGTTGGCAGGATAAGAGGGTCTTGCACACTCAGTTTATTGAAGAGGCTGAAAAAATCGAAACATTTTATAGACAAGGTAAGAGGTATTACCCTTGGTTCATCTCTACGCTTAAAGACGAACCTACATTGACTACGAAAGATAAAGTTAGAGTGTTTCAGGCTACGTCAACGCCATTTCAACTTGTTATGAGAAAATATACACTCGGTATCTGTAGATTCTTACAAATGAATCCTTTAGATTCCGAGTGTGCGGTTGGGATTGACCCGTGTTCTAGTGAGTGGAATGAAATGTATTCCCATTTGAAGCAAGCTTTATCACCATTTAGTGACAGGTGGTTTGCTATAGACTATAAGGCTTATGACACTTCGATTCCAAGTCAAATGATTATTGCGGTTGGGAGAATTTTTATAGATATTGCAAGAATCGTGGGATATTCTGATGTTGACATTAAAGTGCTTTATTCAATATTTACTGAGCTATCATTTTCAATTGTTGACTTTAATGGCGATGTACTTATGTTAGATGGAGCTAATCCTTCTGGAAATTCACTTACTGTTTTTATTAATAGTTTGTGCAATAGTTTGTTGATGAGAATTTATTTTTATCATTTATATCCTAGAAGAATTTTCTCTAATAACATTAAAATGATGAGTTATGGTGATGACTTAATCGCTGCCGTAAATTCATTGGCTGGTAATTATACAATGAAAGGTTATGCCAGTTACTTGGCACGATTTGGCTTTGTTGTTACACCTGCACAAAAAGATGAAAAGTTGAAAAATTTTTCAAAGCTGTGCGAAATAGATTTCTTGAAAAGAAAATTTGTTTGGAGCAGTGATTATAATTCTATGATTGCTCCTTTAGAGGAAGCATCCATCTATAAGCGTTTATGTAATTATATGTCCAGTGATACTTCTGTTGAAGTTATAGTCGGGGCAAATATAGATGGTGCTCTTGATGAATGGGCATTTTATGGGAAGGCAATTTATCTTGATCGACAGAAGAAATTGATTAAGATAGTGGAGGAATTTGAATTGCACAGATTCATCCATAGATTGTATATGACTTATGAGCAACGAGTTTCATTATGGAAACTAAATAACGCTGACCCAGCAGTAATGGGTAAAGGTCAAGGTATGGATACCGATCAGTCGGATTGTGATGGCGACTGGTTAGGCTTCTTTGGCTGGGGTAATATTATTTCCAAAATGGGGATAGGTGGCCCGCCACTTTCACACAACTCTGGATCGATTAGTTCTGACGATCAGATGAGTATAAATAAACGGACTAACAACACACAAATTAATAAAAGTTTTACGGAAACTCTAAATCCAATTGCAGCTGGAGAGCTTAAAACTCAATCATGGGAAATTCAGCCCCATTCATCTAAATTCTCTGTTCTTAAACAGGAACTGGTGGAAATGACTGATGGCAGTTCTAACCAAGTCTTCAATATCGAGAGTGATATTGATAGTACTCGAATGGGAAGTGATGCTACTGACAATTCATTAGGTCAATTTTTATCTCGTCCCATTAAAATTTATTCGGGCGACTGGACGCCTGGAACTTTATTTGATGCTACCATTGATCCATGGAACGCATTTTTTACCAATAAGAGAGTGGTTAACCGATTAGCTAATTATAAATTATTGAGAGGTAAGATGAAAATTAAAATTCTCATAAATGGTAATCCTTTTTTCTATGGTAGATTGATGGCTTCTTATTGGCCCTTCAATGGATTTGATTTTTTGACACAAGACCCCCTCGTTGCTGGTACAGCATATAATTTATCATTAATACAATTCTCTCAAATGCCACGAATACTGCTTGATCCAACTACTTCACAGGGTGGAGAAATGACATTGCCTTTCTTTTGGCATAACGATTATGTTAATATCTTGGGTACAGATATCCAGCAATTGGGATATTTAAAAATAAAACAACTGAATGCGCTTAAGCACACTTCTGGAGATGTGACAGTTAATACCATAGTTTCATTGTCTATTTTTGCCTGGATGGAAGATGTTGCTCTTGAAGCGCCAACAAATACTAATCCAGGATTGATTGTTCCTCAATCAACTCCCCCAACTATTCCAGGGCATACTATAAAGCCATATGCTATGCCTTCTGATAATGGGAGTTCCAAGGCTATTATTTCACCCAATATATCCATGTTTACTCCTAGAGGTGTTTCTAATATGCAACTTACTGACTGTGTTGATACTTCTAATAGGTTAACTCTTACTGCTAATCAGCAAATAACAGTAGATCCGAGAACTCTTGGCTTAGGGGGCAAAGATGAACTTATTATAAAGGATATAGCTTCCCGTGAATCGTATCTAACATCTTTCAATTGGACTCTTGGAGCTAATAGGGGTGATCTATTATGGAACATTAGGGTTACGCCAGCATTGTATAATGCCGGTGTAGTTGCTTTATCCGATCGTTACCAATTTACTGCTTCTTGCGGCGCTTCATTGCCCTTTAGATATTGGAATGGAACTTTTAAATTGAGGGTGCAAGTTGTCAATTCAGCTTTTCACAAAGGGAGATTGATGGTTGTTTATGATCCAGAGAAAACTTCTTCTGCAGCTACACGCGAAGACAATACTGCGTATATGCAGATAGTTGATATATCTACTGATAGGGATATTACTTTTTTGGTTGGTCCAAATCAGGATCGATCATTACTTACTCAACAACAGCCTAATACTATAGTTACAACTTCGCTTTTTGGATCGGCTGCATTGGGTGCTGCTACTACGGGAAATGGCACTATAGCAATTTACGTTCTTAATGAATTGACATTACCTAATGCCACCACTGCTATCAACAATGATATTCAAGTCAATGTTTTTACGTCTATGCACGACGATTTTCAAGTGTTTGTACCTACAGGTGTGTTTTGTGAGTATACTATTAGACCTCAATCGACTGGTATAGATGTTAGTAATTCTTGTGAGGTTATTCTTGAGGAATCCGAACCATTTAATACTGTTGTGAAATCATTAGATCAGCAGAGTATTATACCTAACAATCGAACTAAAGTATATGCTGGTGAAAGATTAGATAGTTTTAGACAATTGCTCAATAGATATTATCCTTGGGCAGGTGTTTTAGTTGGTGCTTCGGCAGCTGGGGCTCCTGCCTATACCAAACTTAGTCACAAATCATTTCCCGCATATAGAGGCTCCGGTGTTTCTGGAGTTCATACTGCAGTTGGTCCTGTGGCATATAATTTTTTCAATACCACATTAATCAATTTTCTTACGCCAGCTTTTCAGGCCTTTAGAGGTTCAATTAGATATAAGTTGTTCCCTCGATCTAGAAATGTTAATGGTGGTAATGGTATTATTACTGTCACAGAAGTTTCTTCAGCCTCATATAATCTTTCCGATGTGGCAATTACGACCTCAACCGCTAGCCAGGCATCAGCTGCCATTGCATTGTCTACAGAATATGTAGCTAAAGGAAAGGGGCAACTGGTCAATGTCCAATCAGTCAATC